TGGAGGCGCAGCTGGCGGACCAGGCGCTGGGGGACGGGGCCGTGCAGGAGGCGCTGAAGAGCGGGGACTACGGCAAGCTGACCATGGTCCAGCTGCGGGAGGTGGCCAAGGAGAAGGGCGTGTCCATCGCCCGCACCAAGGCGGATCGCATCGCCCTGCTGTCGAAAGCCTCTGGCCAGAGTGAGGGGTGGCTGGACGGCCACACCATGGTGGAGCTGGATGAGTGGTTCAAGAAGTACAAGATCGGAGCGCTGAAGACCAAGGACGAGCTGCTGTCCGCCATTCACAAGGTGGACCATGCCACGAGCGCAGCCAAGGCGGCGGCACTCAAGAAGGCTGAAGAGGCGGCCCTGGCGGCCAAGAAGGCAGCCGAGGAGGCCGCGCAGAAGGCTGCCATGAAGGAACAGGTGCTGGGGCACTTCCATGGCCAAGCCGCTGAGACGCTAGACCTGGGACCCAGCCAGTACAAGGCCTTCCAGCTGCAGGTGCAAGATCTCGCGAGCCTGATTGCAAAGAACCAGAAGGTGCTGGGTGACGAAGCGATCCTCCAGTTGAACGACTACCTGGCGAAGATGCGGGACGCTTTTGCGCAGGAGGTCGGATCCCTTGGGCAGGCCGCCCTTCGCGACATCTTGAAAGCGGAGAAGGTCAAGTACTTCCAGTGGTACTCGAAGGCGGATGCCGTTGCCTACATGACCCAGCCGGCAGCACAGGCCGGGATCATTGAGAAGGTCGCAGCCAAAGCAGTGGCTGCCAAAGAGGCATCCAAGGCCAAAAAGGCCTTGCTGCCCAAAGCACCGAAGCCAGTTCCAGCCCCTGCCCCCATCGTCAGCCCAGCCGTCCAGGCGCGAACAGCCGACGAGGCCTGGGAAGCGCTGAAGGCTGAGAATCCCTTCACCTTTCACAGCGACGCCAGCGAGCTGGGCGGCGTCCACACGAAGTACTTCTACACGGACAAGGCCGGCGACAAGTGGCTGTTCAAGCCCATCGCCGAGGAGTTCCGTGCCTTTGGCGACGAGGTGGCCTACCTCATCCAGCGCGAGATCGACCCGGACGCCATCGAGGTGCGGACCATCCGGCTGAAGGACATGCATGGTCGCATGCGCTCGGGATCGATCCAGAAGATGAAGCAGGGGCTCAAGGACCCCCACAGCTTCGAGAAGCTGGATCTGGCAGCCATCACGCCAGCCGAACTTGCGCAGATCCAGCGCGAGCAGGTGGTGGACTGGCTGATCTCCAATCACGACGGCCACGCGGGCCAGTTCCTGCGTGCGCGGGACGGCAAGGTCTATGGCATCGACAAGGGCCAGCTCTTCAAGTTTTTCGGCAAGGACAAGCTCTCCGTCGACTATGCGCCCAACGCCGGCGGGCGCTTCGACGAGCCCCTCATCAACAAGCTTCTGCGCGCCCACCGGGACGGGAAGATCAAGCTGGACCTGCGGGCCACCCAGGAGTGGATTAGGCGGGTGGAGGCGATTCCCGACGCCGCCTACCGCGAGATGCTCATGCCCTATGCCGGCCGGCGCTTCGCTGGTCAGCCGGGCGCCCTGGAGGACTTCTTGCGGGCTGCCGTGGAGCGCAAGAACGCCCTCCGGGCGGACTTCGAGCGCTTCTATAGCGAGATCGAGTCGGCGCGGCTGGGGCGGAAGGTGTCCTTCCGCTTCGGCCAGGTGGTCGAGGAGGCGGCGCCGCCGCCGGCAGCTGATGGGGGCACGGCCTGGGCGCGGGGCAGCCGCGTCGACCTGAAGGAGGAGGTGAAGGTCATCCGTGAGTCCGGCTGGCAGGGGCGATCCCTGGCTGTGGACAAGGGCGACATCGAGGACCAGAACGTGCTGGTGCGCGAGGTGGTTGGCCTGGGTGGTGAGCGGCAAACGGTGCTTCACCTGCGTCTCAGGCCCGAGGCGGACAAGCGCGTGATGAAGGTTCTCAAGGCCCATGTGGTGGGCGAGATCCCCAAGGAGCTGGTTCACGATGATGACTTCTGGGACACTATCCTGGCCGCGGCCAAGACCGTCAACACGCACAAGAGTGACCTGAGCTACAACACAGAGAAGTTGAATCGAGCCGAGCAGCTCCGGCCTACTCTTCAGCGCCTGGCCAAGGGCGGCAGCCCACTGGAGCAGGCCATGGCGCGCCAGTACTTGGATGTGCTGGACCAGATCGAGCGGGCCATCGAGGCGACACGGCACGGCACACCCACGGGTATGCCCATGATCAAGCCCTACGCGCCCAGCGCGGCGGAGCTGAAGGCTCTGCGCCAGGGGCTGAAGACCAGTCCCAAGGCCAAGGACCTGCGCGTGACCACGAGCCCGGTGTGGACGGAGGACCGCCTGGTTCCGCGGGGCCAGGGCTTGGCGGTTGATGCTGAAAACGTGCCATTGTCCAAGTGGCACGCAGGCATCAAGGACCGCCTGGTGGAGTATCACGCCGACCTGGGCGAGGGCGTGGAAATAGTCTACAAGCCCTGGCAGGGAACGGGAAAGCTGGAAGGCAAGAACTACGCCCTGCAGGGGCGCATGACCGTCCGGGTGCGTGAGGGCACGTCTGAAGTCACGGTGGCCCGTGCGATGGAGAAGCTGAAGGCCCTGAGTCTGGATGCCGCGCCGGCATCAGCCTTGGACGAAGAACTCATGTACCTGCAGAAGGTGGCCTATGCGGCCAAGGCGGACATTACGCCGGCGTTCAAGGCAGCGGCAGAGGAGGCTCAGAAGGCAGGTTCCACCGAGGCGGCCGTCCGCATCTGGCGTGACATCTGGAGTCGCCACTTGGGCGTCAAGGATGTGACGAAGTTGCCGGATTACAATCCGGTTGGCGTTTACCAAGCTTCAACAACGGGCGCCACGTCAGGTGCGGGCATGCGCGTGCAGTACCGCTTCGACATCTCGCACACGGAGTTGACCAAGGAAATGAAGGGCTACGTGCTCATGCACCAGCTCACCAGGGGAAGCGTGGAAGACTTCTTGGAGGCTGTCCTGCCTACCAACCGCTCCTTCATTCCAACAGCGGAGCGCTTTGGCGTGGGCGTACCGCTGGGCGGTATGAGCCCCGTCCAGGACATGAATACGGGTGGGGCCAGCTACTTTTTCACGCGGATCACGAAGGAAAGCCGATTGCACGCGAACAGCATTCGCTTCAAGGTCGACATGCTGCGGCGCGCGGATGCCATCAGCTACAGCGGTGACAAGTATGGCAACGTGACGGGTGATTTTGTCCGAATGAATCGCCTTTCAGACGTGGGCACGTGGAAGCAGATGTCGGAGTACAGCAGCAACGAGACCATCTTCAAAGGGGCCGTGCCGCTCTTGGAACACCTGGATGCGATCGTCGTGGACAGCTCAGTGCGCCGGGCCCGGGTGGTGGACCTGTTCAAGAAGCACGGCATCGTGACGCTGCCGGATGGGCGCAAGATTGATGACGCTGTGAGGGTGAACTGATGGGTGTAGATCTGCGGGAAGAGCGTCGAATGTCCTTCCAAGGATTCCTGGAAAGTCTACACCAGGAACCGGGCTGCACGGTGCTGATTTCGCACGCGGGTGGTGAGAGCAGCATGACATCCTTTTCCGCGGGCATGCGCGTGCTGTCCGCCACGCCCCTGTTCAGTCGGGCCACGGGCGAGATCGAGCGCTGGCGCCACTGGCTGCTCTTCGCCGAGATGGCCATTCTTGACACTTATGGTGGTGGCCATCCCGTGCACTGCTTCGAGTGCGAGGTGGATGAACAGCAATCGTATTACGTGAAGCTGAAGGACCTGAGTGGGACTTACGAGTTCCTGGTCTGCCGAAATGATCCGCATGAGGATGATGAGCGCCAAGCTGCCGTTTACCAGGAGTGGGCTGTGGCCGTCAAGGACTTTGGTGGTGAGACGGCCCTGAAAGCGCTACTGGACAGCCAAGCGGAGCAATGGACCCGTGATTTGCTGGCCACCGGGGAAATGAAGCCATGAAGGTGCGTTGGTTCTACGTCTTCGACTTCCACCCGGATTCCACGCGCAAGGCGCCCATTGGCGCCTGGATCACGCAAGACGAATGCTTGGACTATGAGTTTGATCCTGCCTACCCAGACGATGAAGACATCCCATCCGATCTCATCAACCGCATGTTGGAAGCCGGAGAGAAGCTGGTCAACCGGGAAATGTTGGAGTATTGGCAGACTCACGTGGGATACTACCGAAGTGCGGGCGAGATCCACGAGGAAGACGTGTCGGACTACCTTGAATTCCTGAAGCGCATTAGAGCTGCGATCAACCAGCCTTGATCCACCACTAATTTCTCAGACCTCTTGACATCTCCTCTCATGGGAGAGATCGTATCCCGCGACAATCATTCGCGGGACCCAGATGTTTGGCCACCACTCCTTTCTGACGGTTGAAGCCGCCCTCTTCCCTGAGCTGACCGCCCAGGGCGCCGGCGCGCCCACCCATGGCGTCCAGTACATCGGGAACAAGCGCAAGCTGCTGGGCTGGATCCGTGAGCAGATCCCCGAGGGCGTGAAAACCGTCGTGGACGCCTTCGCCGGCGGCGGCAGCGTGAGCTACATGCTGAAGCGCGAAGGCTTCCAGGTCCATTCCAACGACAGCCTGCACTGGCCCCACCACATCGCCCGGGCCATCCTCGTCAACCAGACCGAGCAGGTGACGGACGAGGAGATCGAGGCACTGTGCCAGCCGAACCCGAAGGCCGGCACCTTTGTTCGGGACCACTACAAGGACAAGTTCTGGAAGCCCGAGATCCACGGCGTCATCGATGAGGTGCGCGAGAACGTCGATGCTCTGAAGGGTTTCAAGCGGGACCTGGCCATGGCCGCCCTTGGCGCCACCATGCTTTCGGCCCGCAGATGGTTTCAGCTGTTCACGACCAGCAAGGTCAGCGATGATTGCTACACGATCAAGGAATTCCACGACCGCCTGGGAATGGTTATCCGGCGATTGAATTCCATGGTCTTGGATGGGCCGGTCTGCACAGCCACGCGTCAGGACGCGCGAGAGTTCCTGCCCAAGGTCAAGGCCGACCTAGCTTACTTTGACCCACCCTACGTGACTGAGTTTAGCGTCCACAACTATAGCGCCGAGTACCATGCGATCGAAGCTGTGATGGTCAATGGCGAAGATCGCGCGCCTGACGAGGACAGCGTCACGCGCATGGAAAAGACCCAGGCCGACCTGACCAAGGCCAACATCCTGGAGTTCTTCCAGGAGGTCTTCGCCGCCGCCGATCACATCCCGGACTGGCTGCTCTCTTACCGCGACCACAGCTATCCCAGCGAAGCCGAGCTGCAGGAGCTCTTCGAGAAAGCCGGGCGCGAGTTCCGCCTGGAGACGAAGGACTTCTCCTACGCCAGCCTGGCCGGCAAGCGCCGGGACGAGGATCCGGCCAAGGCCAAGGAATACCTGTTCGTGGGCACGGCCAAGGAGGCCAAGGCGCCCACCGAGCCCAAGGAGGATGACGTGAAGCCCAAGACCCCCGTGGACGCCGCGGCCATCGAGGCCATGCAGGCTGCCGCCGCCCTTCAGTCCCGCATGACCGCGCGCCTGGAGGTGGGGCGTCTGGTGGCCGTGGCCGAGGAGAAGCCCGAGGGCGAGGAGGATCATGAGATCGCCTTCGTCCTGTGCCATGCCGGCACCAACCGGAACGGCGACCACTTCACGGTGGAGGAGTTGAAGCAGGCCGCGCCGTCGGCCGCTGGCGTCAAGATCAACCTGAAGCACGGCCAGAAGGCCCAGGACATCGTGGGCAAGACCGAGTCCGCCGCCTTCGAGGACCAGGAAGGCGGCCGCGTGGTCTGCGCCGGCAAGCTGTTCACGGGCTCCGACGAGCTGGCCGCCAAGGCCAGGAAGCTCATCCACGAGGAGCTCATCTCCAAGGTCTCCATGGAGTGCTCCTACGCCAAGGGCGAGTGCTCCATCTGCGGCCACACCCACGCGGCCGTGGCGGACCGCTGCGAGCACCTGAAGAAGCAGAAGGGCCAGCAGGTCGAGGGCAAGGACTGCTTCGAGATCCTGCACGACGTGACCTTCACGGGCGCCGGCCTACTGGAAGGCTACGAGCCCGCCGACCCCAAGGCCGACATCACGTCCATGGCCGAAGGCTCCGATGGCCGCCTGCGCGCCACGTCCTACGGCTACGGCGAGATGGGCGCGCGCCCCGAGAACGTCAAGCAGGTCCTCATCCAGCAGGAGATCCGGGACGACCTGTGGCGGGCGCAGGACGCCTTTGGCACGGTCGTGGGCACGCTTGTGGGCGACTTCACCGCGGGCAAGGCCACGCTGGACGAGACGAGCACGAAGATCCGCCAGGCCGCCACCGACACGGCGGATCGCGTGATCCAGATCCTCACGGGCATCAGCAAGGAGACGGATGACATGAAGGACACAAGCGCCCAGGCGGCCACCGACAAGCCGCTGAAGGACATGACCCAGGCCGAGCTCCTGCAGGTCGCGGAGCGGCTGACCACCCAGAACGAGGAGCTGGTCGGCAAGATCCAGGCGGCCGAGGAGGAGAAGGCCAAGACGGCGGCCCAGCAGGCGGCCGAGGCGCTCGTTTTGCTGATGGAGCAGAAGGGCCGGCCCTTCGCGGACGACGCCGCGCGCCAGGCGGAGGTGGACAAGCTGGCCGCTCTCTCCGACGAGGCCCGCAAGGCCGTGGAGGACACGTGGAAGGCCCTGCCCGATGCCGAGGCGAAGGAGCCCACCGAGGAAGGGAAGGAGGCCGCGGCCGCCGCGGCGGGTGGCGGCACGGCCAGCGCGTCGGCGCAGGGCAAGCTGCGCGCCAACGCCAGCGTGGCGCCGGTCACGGGGAGCGATCCCGAGCCCAAGTCCCTGACGGACAAGCTCAAGGCCGGCCTGGAGGCCATCTACCAGGACCGCCTGGCCCATGAGCGGGGCGAGTCCGTCGATTGACCAATCTCCCACCCGGTGATGCCGGGGCGGTTTTCACCAGCTAAAAGGAGCGCATCATGTACAACAATTCCCACCCCGGCATCGAGTTCGGCGACGGCGTCCTGAAAGGGCCGGGCACGCCGGGCCAGGTGCTGAGGAGCGTCGGCAACAACGAGTTCTCCGTGGTCGCCGATGCCGCCCACGTCCCCGCCGGCATCCTGAAGCGGGCGGACAAGGACTGTGCCACCCAGGGCGCGACCGAGACGACGCCCTGCGTCGTGGACACCGGGGCCTTCGTCTTCCAGACGGACCAATTCATCGGCACGCCGGCCTTTGGGAACAGCCTCACCTTCGACGCCACCACGGCGAAGCTGAAGGTGGCCACCACCGGCACGAAGATCGTGGGCCGCGTGCTCTCCGTGGACGGATCGGAGATCAGCGTCCTCTGGACCAACCACGGCCTGGTGGCGTAACGTTCACCCCGAGACAAGGAGAATTCCGACGTGAAGACGAACAGCACCAAGGACCCTGAGTTCCTGGCCGCCATGGGCGCGCTGATGCAGGAGTCCACGCGCACGGACCAGGGCCTCCATGCCCTGGCCGAGTCCGTGGTCTCGGTGGTCAAGATGGAGATCGACCGCAAGAACATCGTGCCCCTGGTCCTGACCGAGAACGCGTTGAAGGCCGGCGAGGAGTCCAAGCACGCCAAGCGCCGGGGGCAGCGCGCCCACTTCATCGGCGTGGGCGGCCAGCCCCATCGCCAGGAGGTGAACCAGGACGAGATCGTCCACTTCCCGATCTTCCGCCTCCACTCCAATCCCTCCATCGACGTCACGGATCTCGATCACGGCAACGTGGGCAAGCTGACCGAGCTGCAGACCGAGGCGGCCAGCGAGATCCGCAACAAGCTGAACGCCAAGGTGGTGACGCTCCTGTCCGCCGCGGCGGCCCTGGCGCCCTCCACCAACGTGGTCACCATCTCGGGGGGCAAGCTCACCGACGTGGCGCTGGGCACCGTCATCAGCCGCATCAACGACCTGGAGCTCAACGCCCGCTGGATCCTCCTGCGTGGTGGCCGCCTGATCGACCTCAAGGACTTCAACCTGGACCCCGAGTCCCGGCGCGAGTTCATCGAGAAGGGCGTCCTGAACCGCTTCGGCGGGGCGGGCCTCCTCAACACGGCGTCCATGAATGCGAACGAGGTGATCATCCTGCCGGATCATGAGATCGGCAAGTACGACATCCGCACGCCGCTGAAGGTCGATCCCCAGAAGTCCGGCTTCCGCGTGGGCTTCCTGACCTATCACGAGTGCGCCATGGGCATCACGCGGCCCGACCTGGTCCACAAGGTCGTCATCACGGCCTAGGCCCCGGGGCGAGGACCTGCCGCCGGCCGGGCGTGTGCCTGGCCGGCATCCGCATCGATTGGATCTGGAGGACCCCATGCCGCGCGTGCGAGCCCGTCACACCATCGTGGTCATCGGCGACCACGTGTTCCATGTCGATCAAGCCCGGTCCTTTCCGGAGGGCGTGCCGCCCGAGGTGGCGGCGCGCACGGACCTCTTGGAGATCCTGGACGACGAAGGCGCCCCCTTGCCCCTTGGCTTGACGGCCGATGGCATCCACCGCACGGGCCAGGGCGAAGGTCGGGGCCAGGGTAAAGGCGAAGGTCAGGGGCCGTCGGATCAGGATCTGGGAGACGGATCTGGCACGCCGGGCGCCACCGCCGGCACGGACGAAGCCACCCCTGACACGCTGGATCCGGACGGCCCGGAGGACCTGGACGACTCGGCCACGAAGCATCTGGTCCTGCTCACGGTGCCCGACGAGGACACCGAGGACGAGGCCGGCGGGGAGGCGGATCCCTTCGGGGATGCGCCGAACGCCGGCGAGCGGGAGGAGACCAGTCCTGACCAGGCTCCGCCCCCGGCTCCAGCCTCGCGGGGTGGGCGGGGCGGTCGCGGCAACCGCCGGTAGCTGACCCATGGCGACCACGATCACCCAGCTGATCCAGGTGCTGCGCGGCGAGCTGGTCGCGGCCAGCGAGTCCGAGCTGACGACCGAGCAGCTGCGGAATGCCATCCGGCGGGGCGTGGCCCTGATGAACCGGGACTTCGAACGGGGCTACCAGGTGGGGGCGGATCAGGAGACGATCACGCCGGAGCTGACGGATCTGGACCTGGAGCTGCTCCTCCTGGCCGCCACGCCCACCTGCTGCCGGATCGAGATCGCCAAGGCCGCCCGGCGTCCGAGCTTCAAGGCGGGCGCCATCGAGATCGACACGACGCGCGCCGCCGGCGCCTGGCGTGAACTGCTGGCGCACGCGCAGGGCGAGTACCAGCGCCTGATCGAGATGGAGGAGGGCCAGCGCCAGGCCACCCTCCAGTCCCTGCTCTTTGAACGTGGATCCACGGCCGTGGCCACCACATGAGCTATCTGACGGCAACCGAGGAGACCCTGGCCTTGGCGGACATGGCCACGCTGCTGACCTCCACAGGAGACGTGGTCCAGCTGCGCCAACGCCAGCAACCGTCACCCACGGGATTCGCGGGGGACCCGGGCGAGAGCTTCGGGCCCCCCGTGGCCGTCCCCGCCGTGCTCACGGCCAAGGCGCCGGAGGACCTCTTGCAGGCGGGGCACGAGCTCTTGGTGGTGGTGGGCGCGGGAACACTGGTGGCCGAGGGGGACGAGTTCACGCACGGCACGTGGCGCTACCGGGTGATGGATGTGGTGCCCCGGAATCTCTTCGGCACGGTGACGCACCTGGAGCTGGCCGCCAAGAAGCTGCACGGGGGCGCCTGATGCCGGCAGGCGTGACCATGCTGATGGACAAGAAGGCGCTGGAGAAGACCCAGAAGCTCCTGAAGACCTTCCCGTCCCTCCTGGCCAAGAGCCTGGCCCTGGCCATCCTGGAGATCGCCCAGGTCGTGCAGAGCCAGGCCAAGCAGAGCCTGACGGACGAGGGAGCCATCGACCTGGGCGCGCTTCGGGCCTCCCTCCACATCGTGGTGCTGGGACCCTTGACCGTCCTCGTGGGCACCAACAGCGAGTACGCGGCGCCCGTGGAGTTCGGGGCCAAGGGGCACTTCGTGAAGGTGGACAACATCCCCGGGATGCGCGAGTGGCTGATCCGGCACAAGGCGCCTCAGGGGGAGACGCGGACCTACTTCTACGTCCACCCGAAGCCAAAGCCCTTCATGGCGCCGGCCTGGCTGATGGGCGTGGCGATGACGCCCAAGACCGTGGAGGAGGCCGTGAACATGGCGTTCGCAGCGGTGGAGAAGCATCTGTCATGATCGCCCTGCGCGCCTTTGCCCAGCATCTGGTCGACCTGAACCCGGTCCTCCACGCCTTCAAGGACGAGCTGGCGTGGACGCAGGCGGGCGAGCCCTGGCCCTGTCTGCTTGCGACCAAGCTGGGCGAGCGCTTGGCCATCAAGGGCACGGGCCGCTACGATCGCCGGGAGCTGGACGCCACCACGGGGAAGTGGGTCTACGAGAAGCTGTGGACGCGCCGGATGACGCTGCGCCTCACCATTCGCAGCGCGGCCGCCGGCGGCAAGAGCGGCGTCACGATCGTGGACAAGGTTTGCGAGACGATCCGAACGCTCATCCGGCGCCATGCCACGGGCCTGCCGCTGGATTTGGTGGACGCGGAGACGGGCGAGCCCGTGCACCTGGAGCGGATCCGCCTGATCACGGAGAGCGACCAGGGGCCTTTGCTCTCGCGCGTGCCTTTCGAGGCCCAGAGCACGCTGGACGTGGAGCTCTGGGCCACGGTGGCGGACGTGGTCGAGGAGGCGCCGGCCCTGGAGTCCGTGCACATCATTCTGAACTAGGGAGCCCGACATGAACAAGGCCAAGGACGACCCGCAGAAGAGCCGCGCGGCGGGGCCGGAGGACGGCGCCGTGGCCGCGGCCGCGCCCGCGGGCGCGGAGAACACGCTCCAGCGGGCGGCCACGGTGCTCCGGCGCTTGAAGGTGCCGGCGCCGGTGGGCGCCGCCGTCCTGGCGGAGCATGGGCTGACCCGCACGTCCCTGGTGGATCCGGCGCAGTTCGAGGGGAAGGTGGCCGCGTGGCTGGCGGCCCCGGCCGGCAGCAAGTAAGGAGGCATCGTGGGCAACAAGATCATCAAGGACGTCTACACCGAGTACTACTCGGGCAAGGCGGGCCTGAGCCAGAAGCCGACCGCCATCGAGCTGGTGGCCGGCGCGGCCGGGGGCGGCGACAAGCTGACCCGCTACATCATCTCGGACAAGCGCAGCGCCATCGACCTTCTGAAGAGCGGGCCCTTGCTGCAGGCCATCCTGGAGCGCCTGGACGCCGGCTCCACGGTGATCTACGCCCTGCGCCTGGCGGGCAGCGCCCTGGCCACGGCCACCCTGGCCATTCCCGGCGCCAGCGGCACGGCCTTCACGATCACGGGCTACTACCCGGGGGCTTGGTGGAACGCCGTCGAGATCTCGGTGACGGCGGACGGCGCCAACCGCACGGTGGAGATCCTGGATCCCGCCACTGACGCGGTCTACAGCTTCACGGGCACGGCCAACCAGGCGCTGGTGGACGCCATCAACGCCGGGCAGTCGGTGGTGAAGGCCACCGTCGGCGCCGGCGCCCTGGTGGCGGCCATGGCCGCGGCCCCCCTGGCTGGCGGCAACGACGGCCTGACCTTGGCCAACGGCGATTACATCGCCGGCATCACGGCCAGCGAAGACTACACGGACGTCAACTGGGTCCACTTCGTGGGTGCGGACAGCCTGACGCTGTGGGCGGCCATCCTGACCAGCTGCAACACGATGGTCACGAGCAACCTGGGCGAGCGCTTCGCCTTCCTGGACGTGCCGCGCATGGTGGTGGCTGATCCCGAGCGGCCCACGGCCGGGGAGACGGCGACCTACCTGGCCACGATCCAGGCCCTCATCGCCACGGTGGCGGACCAGAACGCGGTGATCCCGGTGGGCGAGGCCCGCTTCCTGGATTCCGACGGCGGGGTCTATTGGAACCGCATCACCAGTGCGGTGGCCGGCCGCTACGCGGCGCTGAAGGTCCAGGAAAGCCTCCTGGCCAAGTCGGCGCCCAGCGTGTCCGGGCTCTGTCCCGAGTGGAACGTCGGCCAGCAGACCCTGCTGGTGACCGAGCATCTCATCCACATGCGCCACGAGCCCGGCCTGGGGCTGATCTTCGGATCCAGCGACACGCGCTGTCCGGAGGGGAGCGCGTACAACCGGGTGGAGAAGCTGCGCAGCGTCTACGCCTTCGGCAAGGCGGCGCGGGTCATGGCCCTGCCCCACCTGGGCAAGCCCAACGACAGCGCCGGCGAGGGCCTGCTGCTCATGGAGGCGGACATCCGCCAGGTGGGCAACCTCATGGTCCAGAAAGGCGAGATCGACTCCTACGACCTGCAGATGATCTCCACCGAGGAGATGCGCAGTCTGGGCGAGGTGGAGGTCCGGGCCAGCGTCAACAGCATGAAGGCCTTCGAGATCATCCTGGAGAAGGTCTACCTGGACTAGGTCCGGGTGGGTCGTAGCCGACAAGGAGCACCGTCATGAACATCACTCCGGGACTCGCCGACGGCGTCGCGGGCAACAGCGTCAAGCTGCTGATCAACGGCATGCCCGTCTTCGGGCTCGTCAACTTCAACTGGAAGGTGGCCAAGGACAAGAAGCCCGTCTACGGCGCCGGCTTCAAGGGCGCCCACGGCGTTGTCCGCTCCCACCACAAGACCTATGAGATCGACTTCGAGGTCACCGAGCTGCTCATCACGTTCGCGGAGCTGAAGGCCGCCCTGGCGCTGGGCTCCCTGGCCGCGGGCGAGCTCTATGTGGACCCGACCGACATCCGCAACGCCACGATCGTCGTCTTCTACCCGGGGGCCAACTCCGTCATGTCCAAGACCTTCACGGGCGTGGAGATCACGGGCGCGGATGGCGGCTTCAGCGACAGCGAGGACGCCGAGCCCATCAGCGTCAAGTGCACGGGCTTCGCCACCGACATGATCGGCGGCTTCTAACCACATGGGCATGGGGTCCGGGTGGCGCGGCTGGCACGGGGGCCTGCGCCACCCCTCCCCAGGCCACCCACCCCTTTCTGGAGGACCCCATGACCCCCACCACGACCGTCACACCCGAGATCATCGAAGGCTTGAGGGCCCAGTACGCCCACCAGAGCCTGTTCCAGCTGGACCTGCCCGACGGCCGCACCTTCATCGTGCGCGGCTCCAGCTGGGACGAGTTCAGCCGCATGGGCAAGGCCGCCAAGGGCAACGAGCAGCGCCTGGCCTTGGACATCGTCCGCGCCTTCGTGGTCCATCCCGCCCTGGACCTGCAAGACATCGAGTACAACAAGACCGGCGCCTGGGAGCCCGGGCTCATCGCGGCCCTCAGCGAGAAGATCCAGGAGACCCTGGGCTACTCGAAGGAGATCACGGTAAAAAAGCTCTGAGGGCGGCGCGCGCGGAGCTGGAGGGCACCTGGTACCTGCAGGCCCGCGCGGTGATCGCCCACCGCTTCCCGGCCTACAGCTTCGAGGTGCTGGACGACCTGCCCTTCGACCGGGTGTTCGACCTGCAAGTGGCGGCCGAGTGGCTGGGGGAGCAGGAGGCCAAGGCGCAGCGGGTCCACCGGTCCCCCCGGGCGTCCAGGCCCAGACGAGGTCGATGACAGGAGAGGGACGATGCTGAGCGGCTTCACCAGCGCCATCACCATCAGCGTCTTCGGCACGTCGAACATGTCGGCCTTCTCGGCCGCGTCCAAGCGTCTGGACAAGTTCGCCGGCGGCTTCGAGAAGGCTTCGGAGCGCGTCAAGAAGGCCGGCATGAAGATGGCCATGGTGGGGGCCGGCATTGCCGCCAGCCTGGCCATGCCCGCCATCCAGATGGGCAAGTTCGACACCCAGGTGGCGCGCACGGGCGGCATCGCGGAGGCCACGGCCGAAGAGGTCAAGGCCATCGGCGACACGGCCATGTACCTGGGCGCCAAGTCGAGCTTCACGGCCCAGCAGGTGGCCGAGGGCCAGGAGGCGCTGGCCTCCATGGGCCTGACGGCGGTCCAGGTGTCCAAGAAGACGGGCATCATGGCCGACACCATCGCCTTCGCCACGGGCCAGCAGGTGGAGATGGCCGATGCGGGCGCCATGCTGGTGGGCACGCTCAACTCCTACCAGATGCCGTTCACGAACGCCACGCGGGTGGGCGACCTCTTCACCGCGGCCATGAACAAGTCCAACCTGAAGTTCGAGGACATGCAAGAGTCCGTGGTCAACACGGCCTCGACCATGGCCGCCTTTGGTCAGTCCCTCGAAACGAACCTGGCCCTCCTGGGCGTCCTGTCGAACCGAAACGAGATCGGCGCCCGCGCCGGCACGCGCCTGTCCATGACCATGACCAAGCTCTATACCCAGTCCGAGAAGGTGAACAAGTCCCTGGGCGTGGATGTTTACGACAAGGCCACGGGCAAGACGCGTGATTTCATCGAGGTCTTCGTCGAGCTGCAGGACCGCCTGAAGAGCATGTCTGAGGAAGCCAAGAACACCACGCTGACGGACGTCTTCGGCGCCGAGGGCATCAAAATCATGAACATCCTGCTTTCGAGTTCGCGCGAGGAGCTCTACGGCATGCGCAGTGCCATTGGGGACGCGGACGGCGCCATGGCGGCCTTCGAACAGCGCATCCTCGACACCCCCACCGGCCACTGGAACCTGATGAAGAGCGCCATCGACGGCGTCTCCATGACCATCGGCAGCCACCTCATGCCGAACGTGATCAAGCTCATGGACGGCATCAAGGGCTTGGCCGACGCCACCTTCGAATGGATGCGGGCCCACCCTCTCCTGACCAAGCTGGCCGTCGGCTTCATGGGCCTGGCGGCCTTCGGGCTCCTTGCCGGCGGCGTCCTCCTCTTCCTGGGGGGCGGGCTCCTGCACCTCATCGGCCTGGCCCTCCAGCTGCCGGCGAAGCTGGGGCAGGTCGCCCTCTCCATGGGCGTGACGAACAGCGCGGCCGTGCCGCTGACGACCAGCCTGAAAGCCCTGGGGTTGGGGGCCCTCAAGATGATCGCGCCCTTTGTCCTGGTGGGCCTGGCCGTCTACGCCCTGATGAAGGCCTGGGACACCGATTTCATGGGGCTCAAGGACGCGGTCCTGGAGACCTGGGCGGCCGTTCGCCCCTCCCTCTTGGCCTTGTGGGGCACGGTGAAGGCCATGGGGCAGGGGGCGGCGGAGATCTTCGACGCCACCATCGGGGCCGTCTGGCGCTGGGCCCGGGGCTGGGCCAAGGCTCTCTCCTCGGGCGTTCCGCCCATCCTGCGCTTCGTCGGCCTGGTGGCCTGGAGCCTGGGCTTCCTTGTCGGCAGCGTCCTGCGTGCCTGGGACTGGATCCAGGAGAACCCCATCATCACGGGCCTGCTCTTCGCCTCGCTGGTGGCGTTCACCTGGCCTTTCATCTGGAGCGCCGTCACGGCCGTCTGGACCTTCGCCACCCAGACCGTGCTGGCGGGGACCACGGCCGCATGGGGCTTCGTGGTGGCGCGCATCGCGGCCATCCGAACAGCCGCGGCCTACCTCTGGAATGCGCGCAGCGCCATCCTGCTGAACGCCCAGATCGTGGCCGTGGCGGCCGTGACGAAGATCTGGACCGGCGTCCAATGGCTGCTGAACGCGGCTCTATCCGCCAATCCCATCGGTCTCATCGTGGGAGGCGTGTTCCTCTTGGGGGCCGCCATCGGCTGGGTCTACAACAAGTTTGACGCGTTCCGCAAGCTGATTGATGGCGTGGTCGGAGCCATCAAGGGCTTCTTTGGCATCGCGAACAAGGTCCCCGGCGTTGACGTCCCCATGGAGCCTGCATCTATGGGAGCTGGTGTGCGAATGGCTTCCACGCAGGACGCACCCTGGCTACGTGGCGCACATGGGGGACACGACATGATGGCGAATCCCGATGCCCTGGCTCGCCCGCTGGACTTCAAGCCCGCCCGCCCCGTCGCCGGCCTGCAGCCGGGTCGCTCCATCACCCACCAGAACCGGTCGGTCTCGGTCGACAAGCGCATCACGGTGGGCAAGATCGAGGTGACCGCCGCGGCCGGCACGCCCGCCCAGAGCATCCGCGACCAGGTGGTGGAGGGTCTCAGCGCCCTGGCCGGCCAGGAGGTGGGGCTGGAGGACCTGGTCTATGCCCCCTGAAGCCCAAGTGGTGGGGCCGCCCACGGCCGAGCAGTTGCTGGTGGAGGAGGCCACGGCGGCAGGCTCCCAGCTGCGCAACCTGGCCGAGATCCCCTTCGTGCTGGGCGGCCTGACCTTCATCGTGCCGCCCATGAGCATGAGCATCAAGCAGGCCATCAAGCTCGACGAGATCGACATCCCCAAGAAGAGCGGAAAGGTCCGCCAGGCCACGGGCTTCGAGAATGCCGAGATCACCGTGGAGCTGGAGGTCTGCGACGAGGAGAGCCTGAACGGCACGGTGGTCCAGACTGCCATCGAGCGCCTGCGCGTCCTGCAGAAGCTCTTCCGCGACGGGCGCGCCAGCCTGCCCAAACCCGTGGAAATCGTCTCGCCCCTGACCGACCTGATCGGGATCCGCCAGGTCTACATCGAGGAGCTGAATCCCGAGGCGGACGAGGACTACAACTTCTACTACGTGCACCTGAAGCTGGTGGAGTACGAGTCCATCAAGACCCAGCTGGAGCACCAGGCGGCAAGCGCCGGCGCCTCCGATGCCGCCGCCGCCCAGGGGGCGGAGGAGATCGAGGGGAACGCCGCCCTAAATGAGCAGCTGGGCTACGTGCGTGACCAGTTCGCCGTCGGCGTTCAGGAGGGCCGCACGGGGGAAAGCCCGGCTTTGGATCTGGATGATCCGGGCTACGACACCAATTCCTTTGGAGGGAGCTTCTGATGGACTCGGGCATCCATCCCCTCTTCGAGGTGGAGATCGCCGGACGGCGCATCGATCCGGTGGTGGCCGCCTTCCAGGTCTTCAGCCAGGCGCTGAACGCCGCCGATTCCGGCCACCTGCTTCTGCAGGATCCCGAGGATGTGGTCGTGCCGGAGCTGGCCGTGGGCCAGACGGTGTCCATCCGCTGGGGCTACGCCTCGGACGCGGCCCTGATGCGCCTCTTCCACGGCGTCATCCGCGCCCTGGCGCCCCGGGGCCTGCAGACCATCGTGCACGTCATCGACTGGCAGACCATCCTCCAGGCCCGGGGCCGGGCCATCACGCGCACGTGGGACGGGGCCACGCCCCAGGAGATCGCCGGGGATCTCCTGGCCGGCAGCGGCCTGACCTTGAGCGCGCGCGTGCCGGACATCACGCTGGGGCGCTTCCCCGTGCATGGCCTGACGCCCAAGGAGGCCCTCCTGCAGCTCATCCAGCGGGTGCGCCGCGAAACCGGGGCCGAGCTGCGCTTCCACGTCCGCGAGGGCGCGCTGGTGCTGGCGGAGCCCGACCACGCCCAGGCGGCCGTGCACGCCATCGAGACTGGCGCCAACCTGATCGACCGCCGCCCGGGCCGGCTGGGCCTGGTGGAGGTGGAGACGCTGGTGGCGCCCGTCCTGCACAGCCAGGTGGTGACCGTGGACGGCGAGCGTCTGCACGTGGAGGAGGCCCAGTACCGCTGGCAGGGAGGTGGACGTCTGGTTCTGGGGGTGGCGCCGTGCGCGAGGAGCTGAAACGCCTGGTGGAGCAGGCCCGCCCGGACTTGTCTCCCTACATGCGCTTCCCTGTCCGCGGCGTCGTGACGGCTGTGGATGCCACCGCCTACACGGTGGGCGTCCAGCCGGACGACCCCGCCCTGGCCCTGCTGCCGCGCTGCGAGGTCCTGGCCGTCTGGGCGACGAGCGCCGCGCGCCTGGTGGTGCTGCCCACCGTGGGCGACGGCGTCATGGTCGCCTTCGAGGGCGGCCATCCGGACAAGCCCTTCGTGGCGGGCTTCCTGACCGGCGCCGGGCCGGCGAGCAAGCACCTGATGCTGGAGCAGGGCCAGGCCCGCGTCGTGA